CGATTTAACGCCCTCTGAGAGGGATTGGATGACTACTATGGTGCAGGGTAGGCAGGATAGACTCTGGACGCTCTGGTGGGGCTCTGAGAGCGTTTTAAAGAATTAGCATAATTTAATAGTTCTCTAGAACTTTTACCCCCCCCCCTATTCTTAAAAATTATTTTGCTAGTTATAATTTTAGGGAAGGGGTTCTTTCTAGGAAAGTACCCTAGGAATCCTGTGCCCCCACGTTGGCGCCGTACATCTGTAAGGTTTCCCAGCCATCTTCTAGCTCTTCTTCAGGGGGCGGCTTTAGGTTTTCCTTGGCATATTCCACGCCAGCCTTTATTGCGTGGTAAATTCCGGAAGATATCATGGCGGATTTTACCTTATCGCACATATCTATCGTGACCGTGGCGCTACCGTCTTCGTGCTCAACAACATCAACAACTTCTATTTTCATTAAAATCTCCCTCGTCCCTTACTAGTTATAATAACATATAACTAGTTATAATTATATATATACATAACTAGTTATAAGTAGTAAATAGTTATATACTAGTTGGGCGGGCTGATGTCTCCCCTGCCCGCAGGGGGAGTTGAGCGTGGTCCTCCCGACGCTCCTCCCCCACCTTAAGGAGAACGAATGAGCAACAAAGTTATAAACTTCCCCGGCGTTAATTTTAAAAACGATGGAATGGGGGATATAGACCCAGACGATATGCTGAAGGCTATTGCTGAGGAGTCTGTGCTAGACAGCGTTGTTGTGCTAGGCTGGACAAAGGAAAACAATTTATTTGTTGCCACCAGTGGGGAAAGCGGCCCCGAGATTATTTTTCTAATGGAGATTGCGAAGTCGGTTATTGTTAACAGATGTTTGCAGATTGAATAATGTTTACTGCCATGGTTTATGCTTGTTTGACTTTAAGTTCAGAGTCATGTCTTATCTTTAAAGATAAATGGGGACCAAGCAAAACCATCGAAGAATGCCTAAAGCGAACAAATGAAATGGCGGCGGTAGTAGCAAGTTTGGGTTATAAGCCACTGGCGTATAAGTGTGAGAGATCGGGAGTTAATACACACATCGATGAATCAGTTACAATCCGTACAAGACAAAATAAAAAACCTTCCGCTATCTGAGCAGGAAAAGTTTCTTGATCTCCTTGAGCAATACGAGGAAGCAAAGAACAAAGAAAAGGCTCGTGTAAATTTTTTAGATTTTGTAGAGATGATGTGGCCTGCGTTTATTGCTGGTCGGCACCATGAGATTATGGCTGATGCCTTTGAGCGTGTGGCGCGGGGTGAGTTAAAGCGCCTAATCATTAACATGCCGCCACGACATACCAAGTCAGAGTTTGCATCGTTCCTTTTCCCAGCTTGGTTTCTTGGGCAATACCCAGAGAAAAAGATTATTCAAACCGCACACACTGCTGAACTGGCAGTGGGCTTTGGCCGTAAGGTGCGTAACCTAATTAATCAGGATGATTTCCAATCAGTGTTTCCCGGCATTGAACTGTCTTCAGATTCAAAAGCGGCTGGGCGCTGGAATACAAACAAGAAGGGTGATTACTTTGCTATTGGTGTTGGCGGTGCTGTCACAGGTAAAGGCGCTGACGTTCTTATTATTGATGACCCGCACTCAGAGCAAGAGGCGGCAATAGGGGCTTACAACCCAGAAGTATACGACAAAGTTTACGAGTGGTACACATCAGGACCGCGACAGCGTTTACAGCCGGGTGGAGCGATCATTGTAGTTATGACGCGGTGGTCTGTTAGAGATTTGACAGGGCAAATCATTAAGTCAGCCACGCAAAGACATGGCGCTGATGATTGGGAAGTAATTGAGTTGCCCGCTATCATGCCGTCAGGAGATCCACTATGGCCCGAGTTCTGGCCTATAGATCAGTTGGAGGCACTCAAAGCAGAACTGCCTATATCCAAATGGTCTGCACAGTACCAGCAGGATCCAACATCTGAAGAAGGCGCGCTCATTAAGCGAGAATGGTGGCGTGAATGGGAATCTGAAAGCCCGCCACCGTGTGAAGCGATAATTCAAAGTTGGGATACAGCGTTTCTTAAAACGCAACGAGCGGACTATTCTGCTTGCACAACATGGGGTATCTTTAATTATCCAAATGAACAAGGTGTAAGTGTTCCAAACTTAATACTCTTGGACGCCTACAAGGAGAAACTAGAGTTCCCAGAACTTAAACGAGCCGCATACGATAAGTATTGGGAGTTTGAACCTGATCAAATGATCGTTGAAGCGAAAGCCGCAGGTACACCACTGATCTTTGAACTGAGGGCGATGGGCATACCTGTGACTGAATTTACCCCTTCGCGTGGACAGGATAAGATTGCTAGGGTAAATGCTGTTACTGATTTGTTTGCATCCGGTGTAGTGTGGGCCCCGCCAACGCGTTGGGCGGAAGAAGTTATTGAGGAGTGTGCGGCATTCCCGGCTGGAGAACATGATGACTTGGTTGACTCAACTACTCAAGCGATGCTGAGGTTTCGTCAAGGTGGATGGATTAGAAGCGCGATGGATGAATGGGATGATGAGCCAGTCTATCGAAGACCTGTGGAATACTACTAATTAAAACCAATATATGTTATATTGCAGATATAAAACTTTCTTTTAGGAATTATGAGACATGCCTGTAGAAAAACCAATGATCCCATCTGACTTAGACATTGAGGACACTGATGAGGTTCAAGTTGAAGTTGTTAACCCTGAAGCAGTCGCGATTGCTACAGATGACGAGGCCATGATCTTTGACTTTAGCGGTGAGGTAACTGATGATCTTATTGGACCTGAGCATGATGCTAACCTTGCCGAGTATATGGAAGAGGCTGACTTACAGGCGCTTGCCTCAGAACTGGTAGAAGACTTTGTCGCTGACCGCATGTCTCGCAAAGATTGGGCGCGAGCGTATGTTAAAGGCTTAGATCTGCTTGGAATGAAAATTGAAGAACGTACACAGCCTTGGCAGGGAGCGTCAGGTGTGTTTCACCCAGTTCTAACAGAAGCGATTGTAAGGTTCCAAGCACAGGCTATGGGTGAGATGTTCCCAGCATCCGGCCCTGTACGCACCAAGATTATTGGTCGCGTTAACCAAGAAAAGGTTGAGCAGGGACAGCGCGTAGAGCAGGAGATGAATTACCTGCTAACTGAAGAGATGTCTGAGTACCGTGACGAAACGGAAACGATGTTATTTAGATTGCCTTTGGCTGGGTCTGCTTTCAAGAAGGTTTACTATGACCCAATCATGGAGCGCCCATGTTCTATGTTTGTTCCTGCTGAAGATTTTGTTGTTTCTTATGGCGCCAGTGATCTTCCTACAGCGCCACGCTACACCCATGTTATGAAAAAGACAGCAAATGAGATTGTCGAACTTCAAGTTAATGGGTTTTATTTGGATGTCGATCTTCCTGATCCTGAGCCAGACTACTCAGACATCCAAGAGAAGTATGATGAAATTGATGGTGAGATGGCGGTGCTTGAAGAAGACGACCGCTTTACACTTTTAGAGATGCATGTTGACTTGAACATGCCTGAGCCTTTCGATGATCCCGACGGCATTGCTCGCCCGTATATTGTGACCATCGACAAGTCTTCACAAACTGTATTGTCTGTCAGGAGGAACTGGTATGAGGACGACCCGAAGAAAAGAAAGAGACTTCACTTTGTTCATTACAAATATTTGCCGGGCCTTGGCTTTTATGGCACGGGCCTTATTCATCTCATTGGCGGCCTTGCCAAAAGCGCTACCTCGATTCTTCGCCAACTTATTGATGCGGGTACGCTATCTAATCTCCCGGCTGGTCTCAAGGCTCGCGGTCTTCGTATTAAAGGCGATGATTCGCCTCTCATGCCGGGTGAGTTCCGTGACGTGGACGTACCGGGTGGTGCGATCCGCGATAGCATTGCATTTATTCCTTACAAGGAGCCGTCATCGGTACTATACCAACTTCTCGGAAATATCGTGGAAGAGGGGAGAAGGATTGGCTCCGTTGCGGATGTTCAAGTTGGAAACCTTAATCCACAAGCGCCAGTAGGTACAACCCTAGCCTTGATGGAACGTAGCATGAAAGTTATGTCTGGTGTTCAGGCGCGCCTTCATGCCTCACTAAAGCGAGAGCTAAAAATCTTAGCAACTATCATCCGTGATTACATGCCATCAGAATATTCGTATGAACTTGATGGACAGTTTGATCGCCGCGCTGACTTTGATGCTCGGGTTGATGTTATACCTGTATCTGATCCAAATGCGTCAACAATGTCACAGCGTGTTGTTCAGTATCAGGCCGCTATTCAGTTAGCACAGCAGGCCCCACAACTTTACGATATGGGTAAGTTGCACCGTCAAATGCTAGAGGTACTGGGCATTAAGGACGCTGACAAAATTATTAAACTTCCTGATGATATTAAACCAGCAGACCCTGTGTCTGAAAATATGTCTATCTTGAAACAAGAGCCAGTCAAAGCCTTCAAGTATCAAGATCATGAGGCGCATATTCAAGTTCATATTGCCGCCGCTCAAGATCCTAAACTTCAAGAGATTGTCGGTCAAAGCCCATTTGCCGGAGCCATTCAAGCATCAATGGCGGCTCATATTACTGAGCATGTAGCGTACCAGTATCGCAAAGAAATTGAAAAGAATCTTGGCGTTGGACTGCCAGATGAAGATGCTAAGTTGCCAGAAGATATTGAACTTGAACTAAGCAGACTTTCAGCAGAAGCGGCTGGTAAACTTCTTCGCAAAGATCAGGCAGAGGCCGCGCAAGAAGAAGCAATGCGACAGCAACAAGACCCGCTTACTCAAATCCAACAACGCGAGCTTGCAATCAAAGAACAAGAACTTCAGCACAAAATTCAAATGGACATGGCTAAGTTGCAAGCCGATATGCAGAAGTCAGCGGCTAACATTGCTATTCAGAAGGAGCGCATTGACTCCGAAGAACAGCGAGATGGCGCTCGTATTGGTGCCAAGGTTGCCATGGAGCAAGATAAAGCAAGACGGGAAGAAATTAAAGACGGAATGCAGATTGGTATTGAAATCGCTAAAAACATTGGAGACTAAATATGGCGGAACCACTTACTGGGTATACACCGTTAAAGATTAAATTACGGGAGTACATGAACGCGGCGGCTGACCACATGGCTTCTGGCGGTTGCACGAACTTTGATGAGTACCAAAGAATGGTTGGCAAGGTTGAGGCTTTAGCTTTAGTTGAGCGCGACATTTTGGACTTAGAGGAAAAGTATATCGAAAGTTGACTGGGGTCTTCTAACAGTGTCAACTGTGGTGTATATTATAAAATGTGGAGACTTACAGGCGATAGCCTGCTAGGTACTGTGAACCTCAATCACTGCAAGGATGACGGATGTATTCTGCTACTAAAGAAGTCGATCAAAAGATCGCAATTAAAATACCAGATCCTTCTGGATACAAACTCTTAATTAAACCTTTAGAAGTCCAAGAAAAAACTGAAAGCGGTATTTATATGCCTGACGCCCTTAAGAGCGCAGAGCAAACCGCATCGGTAATTGGATTCGTGGTCAAGATGGGCCCTGATGCTTACAAAGACGCAAGTAAGTTTCCGAACGGACCGTATTGTAAAGAAGGCGACTTTGTAATTTTTCGTTCTTATTCCGGCACACGGTTTAAGATTGAAAAGCAAGAGTTTCGCCTTATTAACGATGACACTGTCGAAGCAGTTGTCGATGACCCAAGGGGATATACAAGAGCATGAATGATCCAGTAGAAAAATACGAAGACGACACCGAGATTAAATCTGGTGCTGATGAAAGTTCTATAGAACTTGAAATTGTAGACGATACTCCTGAAGAGGATCGTAACAAGCCGCGCCGTTCAGACGATGCGGAGCCTGATATTCCAGAGGACGATGAGATTGCCAACTATGGCGAGAACGTCCAAAAGCGTATCAAGCAACTTAAGTATGAGTTCCACGAGGAGCGACGCCGCAAAGAGGAAGCGT